TCATCGTATAATACCTGACCACCCAGAATACCGCTATCAACCACTTTCCAGTAGTTTCCGCTAGGCGTATACCAAGTGTTGTGGTTTACTAAATCTCTTAGCCCGTTAGTTGTCATAATTTGATATTTAGTCATTAGATTGCCTTTCTTTTAGTTAATCCACCAATCCGTCCGCAGAGTTTTGCTTTCTCTGGGTTGTTATAAAAACCTGTCTTGCCGCCGTTGGGGCGAGGTAACTTGCTTATGCGTCTTAGTTGGATTAGTTTAGCTTCTGATACTGGTTGCTTTACTTGTATAACCATATTATTTTCTCCATCCTACTTTTATTATGTTGCCTGGTAATTTGTTAAATAATGGCTCTATCTCTTCGTAGGTAAATCCTGCAATTCCAGTTCCTATCGGGGTAAGGTAGAACTTTAACTCTGGATTTTCATTAGCGATTTTAATTAGATGTGGTATCTGTACCCTGATTTCGCCTATTGATAGTTTATTCATTCTTCTATCTAGGGTTACTATTCCGTATGAGTTAGATCCTAATATGCCTCTTGACTCGCCCCAGACTGCACCAAAATACTTGTGGGCCGTTTGTGCTGCACCACCTAGATGATGTCCTAGTCCGTTAGTACCAACTATAAGGTACTCACCTTTGTCTAATTGGGTTACAAATCCGTTTATTATTATCATTACCACTCGCTTTCAGGCACTTCACGAATAACTTTTAATTCAGATGTCCGTACTTTTCCGTCAGTATCCGATGAAACTACTATGTTTTTTATTGCGACCTCACACTCTAGTAATGCCATATTATCCCAACCACTACCGAATCTTATAGCCCACCATTTATAAGAAATGTGTAATCCTTGGTTACAGCTTTCTTTTCCTTTAACGATGCCTGTTATTTTTTTACCTATCTCGTAAGTGAATGATTTATCATAATCCGAGAAATATTTATCACCATCTTTATGGACTGCTTTGTACATTATTGTTTTTGTACCTTTTACAACCGTAGGGTACATTTGTTTAAAACCATCAAAGGTAGTAGGTTGTGTAATACTTCTATCTAATTTTATTAAGGTTGTATTTTTAGATAGTTTCAGTGATGTTTTAGTTTCGTCAGTATATGTCCGCACTATATTAAAACCTGCTGTTGTTACCGAGGCGTTACCTGTAATCATTAGAACAGATGCTAATCCAGACACTAATAATAGTTTGGCACTATCGTAGATGTTCTTAACTGTGGCACTATCGCAGATGTACTCAACTGTGGCACTACCGTAGATGTTCTCAACTGTGGCACTACCGTAGATGTTCTCAACTGTGGCACTATCGTAGATGTTCTTAACTGTGGCACTATCGTAGATGTTCTTAACTGTGGCACTATCGTAGATGTTCTTAACTGTGGCACTATCGTAGATGTTCTTAACTGTGGAACTACCGCAGATGTACTCAACTGTGGCACTACCGTAGATGTTCTCAACTGTGGCACTATCGTAGATGTTCTTAACTGTGGCACTATCGTAGATGTTCTTAACTGTGGAACTACCGCAGATGTCTGCGTACGCCTGCTCGCATATTGATTGCTCTGCGTTTTCAAAATTACGGTTGACTTTTATACGGTCGTATTCTGAGCCACCGATAATTTCAATACTGCCTGAGAAATTACTTTTAATTTTGTCGTATTGTGCTTGGGTTTTAATTTTTACCATTTCTATTACTCCTTATTAAATTAGTTCCTTTTGTATCCAGCTAATCTCTGGATGTTTAATCTGCCAATAAATAACTTTGTGGCCATCATATTTGGCCTTAAACGCTTCTTCAACTACGCCCTTATACCTTAGCTCGTTGATCCGAGGCGTGACTTCGTTGATAGGTAAACTTAATTGTGCGGCGATTGCTTTATTACAGGCTGGTTCTATCAACCTTAGACAAGTAAACACCTCGTGTTGTCTATTCCCTAGTTTACCGAATATCGTATCATAGGCTTCTTGTGAGGTTGATTGGATCATAACTACTCCCATGTTGTCGCTATAAACTGATTATTATATGACCAGTCCCAATTTTCTTTTAGGCTTTTACTGTGCCAGCGTGTCCATTCAACACATTTCCAATAGCTAGGTACAAATGTAACTATAATCTTCATATTACCTATCTCCCCCATCTGCACCGCTCCAGTCGCCCCCTGGTTGTGGGTCGAACTGGTCGTAATAATAGTTAGGGTCGCTTGCTAGGTTTTTTCTTACAGCTTTTGATAGACTATGTACTTTAATAATTGTACTGTCTGTTATGATTGATATTGATATTTTCATTTTGTAATCCTTTCGCTTTGATTATGTATCTTATTATACTCGTTCGTTAGTGGTTAGTCAACAATGAAATAGCACTCCCCGCAGAAAGTGCCATTTACATATATTGTAGATATGCCCCCGATGAAAAAATTGTCCAAGGTGAATATCCGCCACGCTTCCAAACTTGATAGGCTACGGCTATATTTGTTGATGGGTCTAATTTGTCTTGATCGCCGCTAAAATGTATGCAGGCAATTTGTAAAACGCCAAACGAGCCAGAACATCCGTTATGACCGTCCGCCCAATTTATACTCGAACTATTACAATTCGATTCTCCACGCATAATTGCAAGCATAATATCGGCGTTCCAGTCATACTGGCTGACTAGGCTACGATATTGCTCACAATTACCCGTATTTACCACTTTCTGGGCGATTTGAGGCACTTCTGGTTCAATAACCGATAATGTACTCACCTTTTGTTCTAAGACCACTACAGGTGCTTTAAGTGGCTTGATTATTTTAACTGTGAAACTTGTTTGATAACTTCGCTGTTAATTGTGCTATCAAGTAAGCCACGACCAAACCAAGCTATAACGCCGCCAACAATTAAACTTGCTACGATGATAAACACCATTTTGCGTATTTTTTTGTTGTATTCTTTCAGGTCAACCATTACTGGTTCTGTTACGGTTTTTTCTTTTTTTGACATTGCTGTCTCCTTTTCTGCCCGAAGGCTTTTAATGTTTTGATTTTTTCTAAAAGCTTTGAGATTGCCTTATGACATTGGCTTGGGGTCTGATTTCTATCCGTTCTCTTCGCTTTTCGACCTTTCGTATTGGTCTACATATCACTATACGCTAGTGCTTGCATAATGTCAATACTTATTTAATAACTCTTTTGTTTTTAAGGTGTAAAAATCTTTTAATTCGTTAAAATGGAACTCTTTATAAACCTTTGTAGTGTTCTTTAATGCCCTGAACTCGTCTATCTTTTCTAGTCCGACTTCATCTATCATAAACCTAAAATACTCAACATAGTTGCCACCTTTGCCGTATGGCGGATTGCCATTACAGCCTACACACTGGCTATAAACTAATCGCTCATCGAACAGAACAGAATTGCCCCTACCCTGTATGAAATGTCCTGCCTGTAATTGCTTAAACGGATAATACCTATTACAAGTAACACATTTACCTTGTGTCGGGTCGCCTGTAAATCTTATACAATCTCTTGTGCGTATGTAAATGCTAAATGCGTCCCAAGCCGCTAGTTTTGATTTAGCCCTATTGTTTTTTGTATTCATTATTCTCACACCTTTTTATCCAGTTACAATTAGCACAAAGTACCTGATATTTATTTGGGTTAAGTAAAATATGTTGAGCATATCGTAATGGTGATCTAAACTTACTATTTCTTACTTCTGAAGTCCCGCCACCGTCTATGTGGTCGATTTGAAGCGCTCTAATATCGCTAAACCCACACATCGCACATCTCCCGCCGCCAACTTGTTCTAATAGTGCTATCCTTTGCTTTAACCACCTATTTTTACTCTGAGATAATATTCTTTCCCGATTCCTGATATAGTTCTGTCTGGTTCTATCTTTGTATTTACCTTGAAATACTGGGTCGTTTTTATTATTAGCGTGATAATTCCTAGAATATTCTTTTATGCGTTCTTTATTCAACTGATAGTATTCTCGCATCCTCGCAAGACGTTCTATCCTATGTTTCTGATAAGATTCTTTTGTAGCCATATACTAATAATACGCCTATTTTGTTCATATATCAACCCCAAGCGTCATCTTTTGCGTTAGATCGGTCTGACTTCTGTTTCTTAGGCTTAACCGTCTTTTTGATTGGTGTTTTCTTAATAGGTTTTTGGATACGCTTTTTACAGTAGAACTTTGAGTGTCCTAGCCCACCACATATTTGACAAGTCTTATTGTTTTGGCTCATTTTTATTATCCATCCTAGAGTTTAATCTTGGGTATAGATATTCAGTAGTCCACATAATACCTTTGTTAAAAGCGATGCGTTCTCTATCTATGTCTATATATTTATTCTCTAACACTAATTCCATTGCACAATCCTCTAAGTTTTTCTTTTCAGAATCTCGTAATGTATGTGTTAGCCATATTAGTTTTATTTCTACTTCATCTCTTAAAGATTCATCTGTCATATTATTCCTCCAACCACGCAGTCCACAATTCAAGTGCTGTCATATTTCTTCTCCCTACTCGCTGCAAAGTAAACGCTTGCTTATCCAGCAATAGAGATTCTAATAGGTTTTCGTTAGTTAGGTTGGATAGGTTTTGTTCTAGGGTCATTATTTTGTCTCCTCAATTAGTCTTACTTCTTCTAATATTCGTGCTTTGAACAGTTGCATTTGTTTGCGGTAAAATATATTCCAGTTGTCTTTATCTGCACCATTTCCGCCTCTCGCTCGATATAGCACCCACAGGGCATCACGGGTTTGCGTAGACTGTGATTTTGCAATATCAGTCTCAACGTCTTCTTCGGGAATATCTTCGTTAGTAAATGCGTTTCTCTTGAATAACAAATTACCCGACTGTTGATGGTATGTGTCTATTACGCTAAAATCTTCATTGCTTATTTCTAAAAGACTTGTGAATGATAGCGTAACACTTCGGTCTTTTTTTCGGTTGTAACGATCAAGTGTGCAGGGGATTGTGATTATTTTATCGTCATTCATATAATTTCACAAACTCTGTTTCAGCCTCGACTTCTTCAAGGAATGAAACAACCTCTTTTTCTAGTCGTTCGATATATGCGTCATCTAGTGGAACATCTATTATTATCATTTGAGCGTTGATTGGCATACGAGGGTCAAAACTTACAAACTTGGCGTATTTTCGACCAGTAATCCACATCTGCCCTTGGACTTGTGCAATGTATTGTCTAGGTATCTTCTTACTAGCAAGTGTTTCAATATGTGTAGCCGAGTTAGGGCATTTGATTTCAAGCACTCCGTCATCATTTATATACCCGTCAGGCGATGCACCAGCCTCTAGGAGCGTGTGTTGGACAAAAGGTGCGTCAGTAACTACATCGCCTGTTTCGGCTTCATAGGCGAGCCGTGCTGTTGGCTCATTATCGATTCCCCATTGCATTTCGGCACTTTTATATGTATCTTGTCGCTCGTTAGTTAGTCGCTCGATTACTAATTTGGCTCGATAGTTTTTACGACTGGCACTATATCCAGTTTTAATCGTGGACATTATATCGTTAAAATTACTAGCAGTGGCTTTTCCTAAACGATTTTCAAACCATTCTTCAGTTCGTTGTTCGGCTTCCATTATTTAACCTCACGGATTTTCTTTATATCGTCTAGGTTTTCAATCTTATCTTTTCCTAATGTCTTTTTGACGGCATCGGCTATCCCATCTAATGTCATACCCTCTGCTTGTAACTCTTTAATCAGTTTTGATTTTTCGGCATAGAACTCGGCGGCATCTCGCTTTTTATCAGCTTTTGCACCGACACTATTTGCTAGGTTTCCGTCATCATCGGCATCAACTAATAAATCAAGCATTGCGATATATGAGTATCGCTTCATATAGGTAATAGCCGAGCCTTGTGATTGAGGGTCATTATCTTTGTGGGTCAGTGGTGCAATATCTGCATAAAATTGTTGTGAGTCAGTGTGTGTCAGTTTTGTGTAGACAGCACCCTTTCCGTCTATGTGAGTTAATATCTGTTTTACTCTTAATCCGTGTTTTTTTAGGAATGGTCGGCATTGAGCAACTACATTATTGTAGTCAATATACATATTCTTTAAGAATGGGTTTTCTTTTGTCGCTTTGACAAACCCTGATTCATCTTGGAATGACTCCAATGCTAAATCTAATTTTGATGTATCTTCACTTTGATTCATATTAATCCTTTCGCTTGATTATGTCTCTATTGTATCATAGTCGTTAGTGCTTTGCAACCATATTGATAATCAAAGTATAAAATGTTAGAATGTAGGCAATAGTCCAGTATCTCCTTTCGTGTGCTGGACTATTTCTTTGTATTGACAATCAAAACATAAGTAGTATAATCCAAATTAGTATAAGACAAGCATTATAAAATGATTTAATACTCAAGCTTATTGCACCAAATATATTCATTAGTAACCGCCCTCCCAAAGATTGGTTACTAATACTTAAACTCCCTATCAGGAGTATAAACCGCCCAATAAATACTACTATATTTGTGTCTGGGCGGTTTTATTTATACACAGAAAATACACATATCCATAATCGGGTTGAATAAATTAATAAAATGAGTTATTATAGATACAGCCGATCACTTATTGAAAAATGATTGGTTAGTAAGAGGGAAAGTAATAGAGCCTCTTTAGAAGCTCTATTTGATCACCTATTGAATGCTTTAATTATAACGCACTTCATAAACTTATGCAATAGTATTGGGGAGTCGCTGACCAATGCCAGTAAGTGATACTATAAAACAACTTACAAAATTGGCTCATCGTTTTAGGCTATCGTACAAGCTTGCCTTTATGCCGATGTATAAAGTGAATATAAACTTAGCTACCTTAACAAATAGATAAATCAAATCGCAATTGTTATTATAAGAACTCGTAATAATATCAGTTAATCAGGTTAATCTCAACTACTTCGGACAATGGCTTTAATATCAACTCCCCCGCTACTTACAGCGAATAAATAGGGGCTTTTAAGAATGATTAAATATACTTATAACTAAAACAAAGTTTATTAAAATAGAAATACGTCGCTAAATACGACGCTAATCTACTACTGACACGCCTTACAGAGAATAAGACCGGTAAACGAGTTAAGTATAACAAAAACTAGCCCGAAAGCTAGTAGTTGTTTGCCCCGTAAGTGATATTACAATCCAAACAGGTGCGTCCCTAGGGTATAACAGTGCTACTACTGTGTAATCAGTCCAACACCAATTGTATTCAACATACAACGTACTTTTATTATATCACGAAATAAACAATCATCCCCATCACTGGGGCTTCAAGAACTCTATCAACAACATGGTAGAGAAGTAATTATATTGTACCACTAATTCCAATACCAACCGATATGTTCTTCAACTAATTCAAACAGATTATAATATTTGCGTTTGCCTAGTTTGACTGGTAACTTGTATAAATCTTGACTATTACCAATGTCTATCAGGTCTATGGTGGCTTTGTAAATATCTTGACGTTCTTTATTTAATAGCATATGATCAATATCTTCTAGTTCTTCTTTACAGAAATTATACAGGGCTTTAATCTCACGTTCATTCCGTAAAATAGTTATTCCAAACCCGTGCCTAATTCGATAGGTTTCACTGGTTGCACTTCTTATACGTTGGATTGGATTTAACATATTTATCATAATTTTATTGTATCATCTAACTGGTAAATATATACAATTTTTATCTGAATAATGAAAATAATCAGTTTGCTGATCAAGTGATTCTAAAACTAAATTATTTATACCTTTTTCATCAGATGGGCAATTATGATGTTTATTAACTCTGTCTATACAAAGCATAATTAGGTCAATACTAGATAAAGTTGACGGTTGTTCATCAAAGTCATTAATGACCTTATGTAAAGAAAAGTGTCCTAACAATGGTATACGCCTTGTGGTGACGTGTAAATCGTAATGATGGTAATCATACTCCATTAATGGTTGGAACGTCTTGTAGCCTCTTAGAATACGTGCCTCTTGGCACTTTTTATACTCACAGGCGAACACGTGGTGTTTATCGTAATCTCGTTCCACAGTCTAATTCCTCGTCTAACTTATCTAATCCTCGGCGTATCAATTCTTTTTCAAGGGCAGGTTTGAATGACTCATAAGTGTAAGGATAGAAATTATACAACTCGTTCATAAATTCATAATAATCAGTCAATGACATTTCTTGAATACGGTCCTCCCAAGACTTTTCGATGTTATTCTTTTCTCGTCTTAGTTCTTGTTCCATATTATAAATACCTAATCACCATCATAGCAAATACTGCTAATAATGGGGAAAATAGGAATATCCATAGACCAATAAAACTAACTTGGTCAATCTTGATAAGTGCAAATCCAATAACCATTAGTAGTAACATACCTAATGTTATAAATACAATCTCTTTCATTTTACTTACTCGTATTTAGTTTAGCGTCAACAACATTTAACCCACAATAGATTGATACAACGGCGATTAAACCGTTCCAATCTTTATTTAGGAAACAGATAACTGCTGTTGCTAATGCTAGTAAAAACTTTCGGCTTAATAAACTGTAAAGAAACTCTTTCATATTACTTTTCCAATACCATTGCAATAGCAACGACAAGGGCAGCGATACCAGCTATTAAAGCGGTATAGGCTAATGCCCAGATTAAGTTAATACCTATGGCGGAGAAAAATACTATGGTTGAAATCTTTGTTATCATTTTAGTTACTCCTTATTAATTTGATTATTACTACTATTAGAATAATAACTAGTAGTAGATGAATTAATCCACCACCAAAACTAAATACTACACCTAATAGCCAGAGAATGGCTAGGATTGAGATTATTGTTAATATCATATTATTTCCTTCTGGCAAAAATGCCCTTAATCCAATTAATAATAACACGAAATATGTAACTAAATATGTTCGATTGTGGTGGTATATCGTATGTATCCCAAATCGTTGTAGGCTGTTCTGTAGGGTCTACAATGACTGGTGGCTCGATAGGTGGTTCTATTACTACTGGAGGTTCAGAAACGATTACAGGTGGGGTTATGACAGGCTCAGGCGTTATTATCGGTTCAGGTACAATAATTGGTGGTTCAATTGGTTTAGGTGCTTCAGGTGTAACTACGGGTGGAGTTGGCGGTTTAATATCGGTTACTACACCCCAATCTCCTGAACCGTCTTTAGTTCGGGCTAATGCGTCTAATCTTGGTAGATTCCAATTTCCAGGGCATTGAGTAGGAATTATATCTCCGTGTCGTTTTAATGGTAAGTCACCATAAGCTGAACGTATATTAGCAATTAATTCAGCAACTACGTCATAATCTTCAGCACGGCAACGTGGGTCGCATTCTATACCGATTGAATGAGAATTAGCATACCAATTACCATCACACCAAGCAGTATCTTCAGGACTAACCATACAAGCCACTCTGCGACCTGTTCCAGTTGCTACATAGTGAGCTGATACACCACTATTAGGGTTTTGCATATGACTTACTACACCTTCAAATGATGGATTATTAGCAGGGTCATCCCACCAATGGCAGACTATATATTCTCTACCGTCATTACTTTCTGTAAAATTAGGACTGTCGTATTGTGTTAAATATTGATATGACATAATTTACTCCTTTATTTTACAAATGTTGTCGCTATAAACACTACTATACCAATAATAACACCAGTAATGCTTATTGCCGATATTAAACCACTCTTAGTCATTTGTGAACCTTGCATTGCACCTTTTTGGCTAGCAACAAAATTGACTAGTGGAGTCAAAATGGATTCCATCTTAGTCTCTAAACTGCTAATAGCTTGATTGACAGTTTGTGTAACATAGGCGTTGGTAGCATATAGATTTTTATCACCACTACTTCTGTTGATAGCATCAGTAGCAACAACTATCTTGTCATCTAACGCTTTGTGATTGGCAACATATTCGGCACGAGGTAACAGTTCTGAGTTTTGAGTAGTCATTTTTGCTATAGACTCGTTGACAGAATCAAATCGTTTGTCGGTCAAAAGGTCTGCTTTAATAATAGCTTTTTCTTTTTCTACTAGGGCAACATTTATAGCTTTTTCTTGATTTACTAGAGCATCCTTAATCGCTAGCTGTTGGGCATCGAATCTTTGGATTGCATTAGTCTCTAAATCAGCAATTCTCTGGTCAAAATATGTCTTGAAGGTTATTTCGTCTTTTAATTCTGGCATAGTGTTTTACTCATAATTAGTTAATCTCTTCAGGCAGCCTGATAAAATCCTTCACATTCTAATGTTCTTCCATTGGCAATTATTGTAGTGCCATCGTATTTAACAACTCCAGCGACTGTCGATGAAACTTGGAATACTTGAAGAGCATATGCAGTCGCTTGATTTTCTCGTCCACCACCAATATAAACATTAGTACAAGCTGTTACTGGTAAAGTAAATCTGGCAGCACCTAATGCAGTTCCTGCAGTTGTGATTGTAAGTGTAACTTTGAATAAAATTGTTTTACCTATCTGTGAATATACACCTACAATTGATGCAGTTGTAAATGTACCAGTTTCTGCAGTTACAGTTGGTGTCCACGCTAACCAAGCTCCCCCTATATTTCCTGCTGTAGTATTAAGTTGTGCATTAGCGACACCACTAGCACCTGTAGATAATTTATCATTCGTTATTGACCCTGCTAGTGCTGCGTTAGTGACTCCACCTGCTTTTATGTTGGTGCTGTCTATGTTTCCGTTGAACTCATTTACGATTGTAGTGATTGGCGTATTATAGTCGGACGCATCGATTGTGTCGCCATCGACGGGCAACGATATACTTAAATTAGCCATTATTTTATTCCTCCTTGTGATTGTTGCATTATAATATCCTCTAGTGATGCACTACCACTACTATATTGGTTGTAGTTAGCTAGTGGTGCAAAGAATCCTTGTAGGTTCTGTATCTTAGATGCTATTGTCGCCTCATTATCCCCAGGTTGAGGCAAATAAGTCTGTTCGTAATAAACCTGTTCACTTACTGGCATATTGGCACCTGTATTGATACGGGCTATTGAGTTAAGAATATTTTTAGTAGTAGCTCTATATTCATTAGTACCGGCAACAGCACTTATTAAACTACCAATTATAGGAACGTCTTGTCCTGGAGTCGTATTTTGTGCTGGCAAATTACTATTCTTACTTATCAAATCAATAAGTTTATTAACGGAATCTAATCCAGTTGTTGCTTGTGCGTATACTTGGGCTGTTGGTTTGCTGAACGGTGCTTGCGAGGCAGTTGTTTTAGGATTGTAAACTGATTGAATACTATTATAATAATCAAAATATTTAGAAGCATTAGTTGGGTCTCGCTGAACATCATACATAAGTGCTTCTTTAGGATATGGAGATTGTGATTGTTGTTGACCAGTGTCACCCATATTACTAGTATCCGTACCACTGATTTGTTGTTGGAATAGACTTGTTGGAGTTTGACTTGATTGCTGTTGAAACAAACTATTAGAACCCTGACCTGAATTGTTCATAAGTGTCTGGTCTAGTGATGGTGTTCCTTGGTCTTGTCCACCTAGTTGTCTTCCAGCAAATTGTCTTGCAGCAGTCCCTAATACTCCACTGGTAGTTTTAGGAGTAATTTTGTTAGATAATGCATTAATTCCACGACCTACCGTTGTAGCCACTGGGGCTTTCGCAGCTTGTGCTACACCAGCAACTACTGGTTCTGCTAAGAATCCAACTCCTGCACCAACTGGACCACCCAATGCGAATCCACCAGCAGCACCGCCTAATCTTCCAGTCATACTACCTAATCCTTGAGTTCCAGCAGATAAGGCTTGAGATTCAGTAAATTTTATAATTTTATTAGTTCTAACAAAAGGAGCCATTAGACTTCTAACTTCATCTATATTAGTAGTCTTAGAAAACTTATCACCAAGACCTTTTGCTATGCCATTCAGAGAATCTATAGTTGCCTTATCTTTTAACCCAACAAATGAACCAACATTAGATACTTGAGTATATATGTTATCTTCAATCTCTCTAGCTGCTTGTACATACGCATCACCAAGTTTAGATAAATTTGGTTTAGGATTTATCACATTAGTACCTGCATTTATAAAATTAAAACCATCAGTCTCAAGTCCTCTAGCCACGTCCATAAGTTCTGACGGACTACCATATCCAGGTAATACTCCGTTTGTACCAATATCAGTCAATCTATCCCTTAGTGCATCTCTTTCAAGTTTACTAATTGCTACACCCTTTAGTGCCGCATCAGCTACACCAATAGGATCTCCAGCTTTTATTTGTCCACCAACACCAGATACTGATTTATCAAATACACCACCTAATGTTTTCATAGCATCAGTAGACTTTTTACCAATAGAATCAAGTGAACCACTTATCCCATAACTAATAAGTTCTTTAGCAGTTTGCTCTGGTTTTAATTGGTCAACTAATTTTCTAGGTACAGTAAACGCTTGAGAGTAAGTTTTATTAGCTATATTACCACCTAAGTTTTTAAGAGTTGTACTTAATATTCCAGGAGATGTAAATGCTTTTTCAAATGCAGTTTTTGCAGCACCTTTAGCGACTTGTTCGCCAGTTGCCTTAGCACCGCCTAATAAGATTTTGCCAGCAGCACCAACACCTTTTAATAATCTTATTGGTGGAGCACCAGTTATACCACCCCATAACGCTTCAGAACCAACATCTTTACTTAGGTCTTTTTCACCAGATACATAATTTTCACCAAGCTGACCAGCAGCAGAACCACCAGCACCACCCAATACACCACCGATAAGACCACCAATAACTGTTCCTATTCCTGGAACAACTGAACCTATTGCAGCACCACCAGCAGCACCAGCCAATGAACCAGCAATACCGCCACCTGTTGATATTTGGTCAGTCCAGAAATCTTTCTTTTTTGTAGGTTGGTTAGATCCATTAATTGGTAATGCACCTCTATCTTGCCACGCCATATTATCTACCTCCCAATGGGGCATATGGCCCTCCTACTACATAACCATTAAAAATATGAGGATATTGTTTAGCCATACTAGACATAGTAGAATTTAATAATCCAATGTTATCATTTGGTACTAATCTTAGTTGATTATATAGTTTAGAAGCATTATAGTCACCAGCAGAACCCATTTCATATAGTACATCTCTTAAGTCTTGTCCTGTAGATGTAGCATAAGTCCCTGCCGTAATAGGTTTATTATCTGCACTATAAAAGGCAAAACCTCCAGGAGTTGGTTGTTCTACCCTTGCGGTCTGTTTATTAGTAGTTTGTTGACCTAGTAGTTGAGATAGCATAGTAGGAGTAATTGCATTAGAAGCAGATGTAGCAGCGGCTCTTTGTTGTGCATCACGATTTAATTGTGCCTGTTCAGCTTCGTATGCTCTCTGTTGCTCTGTCTGGTAAATGTTCTGACCTAGTGTCATCTTCTTTTCTTGGATAGCGTTTAGAGCATCTTGTAATGAAGTTGCTTGATTTACGCCAGCTTCTCTAAATCTAGCAAGTGCTGGCATATATTCAGTAGCAGCATATTTAGCCTGTTCACCTAATGGAATACCACCAGATGCTATACCAGTACCTCTACGCCTTGCACCTAATAAAATATCTTCATAAGCCTGGTCTTTTTTAGCACCAAGTTGTGCTTCGCCAGTTGCAATTTGTCCAGGTATCAATCCCATCTGATTTTGAATAGATTGAACCTGTGGTTGATAAGTAGGATTTAGTTCGGCAATAATCTGATCTAATGTGCGAACACTAGCCATTACATAGCTCCTTGTAGTGTTAATTTTTTAATCTGGTAGTTTTCTTTTGTCCTAATCATCATACAGGTTCTGCAATTTCTACCATTTCCACTGCTAGCTTTATAGATATTATCAGGAGTAAACTCGTGACCAAACTTACAATGTGTCCTAGAAGCCTCCTGTTTAGCATAAGAATTAGATCGTTTTACATTTTCCTTAGCAGTAACACACTCAAGATGTTCTGGATTAACACAAGACCTTACTTTGCATAAGTGATCTATTTGCGTACCAGCAGGTATATTACCAACGAACTCTATGTAAGATTGTCTATGCGCAAGTAATGTTTTTCCGCCAACAGACATCTGACCATAATTATTGTATTGTTTTCTAAGTTGCCATATCCAACAACCATTTTCATCAATATGTGAATTATTGGTTATCCGTTCTTTAAGTGTTAGCAGTGTTCGGTCTGACATATTACTTCCAGATAGCCCGTATTGGTTAAATTATAACACTAAACTATAAATACAACAATATAATTTTACTAAGTATTACCAAGTAAATGATAATTCTATTTTAGTTATATAAGTAGTCCTTATTGATGGTTGTGTCATATCAAACATTGATAATACATAGTCAAATGACTTTTCTATATTATCAGGAGTAAACCGTTCAGGATATTGACTTCGTAATTTATAGAAAAATCCTTTTAAACTAGGGTAATTAAATAATTGGTCTATTAATTCTTCAAATGTTGGTTTTACTATCGGTGTTTCATTTGTATTTTCTATTGGTGTTGTAATTGATGTTTCGGTTGGTATTACAGTTGTTGTTGGTAATATTTCTATAGATACATTACTAGGAATATCATTGATAACAGGTTTAACACGCCAATCAATATAATCAACTGGTTTTTGTGTTTCGTTAATATTATTGTTCATAACAAATAAACCTCCACCTATAATTCCTAAGACTACTACTGACGAAATAACAATTCGTTTCATATATTTACACCTTACCACACTTAACTAAATATGTCAATTAAAAGGCGATAAGAATGTACTAAATACGAATGTTATGGTTTGATTTTCTAATACAGTGAAGTTAGGTGCTCCGCCACCTAAAGATTCAGATGTTACCAATAACTCTATTGTAGTTGGTGAAATTCTATTAAGGAAACACCAAGGATAAATAGTACTCGTACCGTATATATTGCTGACAATTAAATCACTATATAGAGATGTTCCAACCATCCATTTAGTAGAATACTTAGAAGATTGTCCCCTTGCTCTTAAGCTAGCGTTAATCGTTCCAACGTCCATAGTAGTCCTAGCAATAATATGCCCATTGGGATTAGGATTAAATACAGTTCCACTTGTAATAGTTACAGATATTGTATTTTTCTGTGTGTCATTTTTAAGTGTTGCATAATCACTATTTAATATAAAATTATTAATTTTCATCGACATAAATCCTATAATACCAAGTGCAGTCTGCTCCTGGGTATGAAAATTTAATATTAGTAGTCGTTAATACTGCATCAAGATAAGTATAAGATGGATCTCCACTACTCAAGTGGTAACATCTACTAGTACTAGTTGGAACATACCAAACTTCTACTTGTGGGTAATATCCTAAATTATGAGTAATAGTAGCAGTAGAAGTCGCAACTGTAGTAGGTACAGTGCCTGATAATGACGGTATTAACTTAGGATAATTATAATCAGTATTCAATACAAAATTATCTAATCCAGATTGAGTTTCGGGAACATCAATATCTGCATTATCTGGAACAAAATATATTACTCTATAATATAAAGCAATAGATGAACCCGTACTATTAAGTCCATTTATATATAAATTACTTGTAGTTGTATACATACTCATTAAACAACCCTGAATATAACCAGTTGAAGTTTCGTTATAACTAATTGAAAAATCTGGAGTTGTTGACCATTGTAATAATGGCAGTAAATAACATCCAAAAGAATGTGGAATAATATCACTCATAGTATCATTAGCACCAATAACCATAGAACCAGTTAGACTACCAGCTATCTTATCTATAGGATAATCAGTGTTTAATAAAAAATTACGTGCATCAGTCATTACGCACTCAATTCGTCAATTACATCAATCCCGTCTTTAGAAAGCCATATACCAGGTCTACCGTCCACCGGGTGTTGTCCAACTAGTATTCTTCTATTAGCACCATTTAGATCACTTATAACAATACCGTATTTACTGCTAGAATATTTACCATTAATTAAAGCAGGTTTACCAGTTGAACCTTTAAAAATTTTTACTTGTTGTTCATTATTAAGTGATCTAACCATATCGTTAATTTGACCATAGTTCTGTGGTGTAGAATTAGTACTTATTAACGGTCTAAATGTCATCTAATACGCCTTGTTTGCATTACCATTGTGTGACCTAAGAACTTTTGAGGTTGTCGTGTTGCATAATGTTTAAATCTTACAGCTAATCTACGATATTCACCAGGAACAGTAAGTCCAGCTTGTATTTCAGCCGCAGTTCCGTAAGTCTCACCACTTCCATATGTCTTGCCTGAACCGTAAGTAACTCCAGAACCTTGAACTGTAGGAGTTGCATAAGTTGTCCAATTATTCCTTAAATCATAGGCATACTGACAATCAATCGTATAGTTTCCACTTTGACCACCAAATCTTGGTTGCCAATCCCTTACTCCTTTTAGGACTGCTGGTGATATTCCAATATAGTAGTGAGTACGAAGTTCAAAGTTGATAAGTCCACCTAAGTTAGAGTAGTCGTTAGAACTTAATTCTTGGTAATATACTTGTCCAAGTCGTGAACTGCCTACAATAAGTTTATCGTCATCTCTAAAAGCGTTAAATGCACGACTTACAAACGCATTAGTATCATAACTTTCAGTCGTACCACCATTATCACCATAGTTCAGTGAGAAAACATAGCATTTCGAGTTAGACGTTTCAGCCGATGGAGTTGTCCACAAGTACAGTCGACCCTTATTAACACATAAAGTACATTTATCTTTATTAGGTAGGTCTACAATCTCTTGATAAATATCTGAACTCAATAGTTTAGCTTCTGAACCGTTAGATTGGTAAACTCCATCATCTGCTAGATAATAAATGAAGTTAGCGTCTGAATCTATAGTCTCTTGAGTATATGTACCCTTTTGATCTGGGGCTTCGTCTGTTGTAAATGTAGCGGTATCAGTCCCTGAAAGAATAAACTTATTATTTAAGGTTTGAATTATCATATATCCGTTGAGTGACTTTAGAGCAGCAATTTGGTCACCAGTTTTTGGTGAACCAGTATATGTAGAATCAGTTGAAGTAAACACTTCATACTCCAAGAAGTTTGAGTAAACTACGGCTGTTGGGTCTGATACAGGAACTAAGAATAATAACCCTTTATGTACTGCAATATGTGAGTAGTTAGTAGCATTGACTTGTGATTCAGTCGTGAAGTCCCACTTTCGTAATCCGTCATAGCCGTTCACATAATATACAATATCATCTGCTGTAACGAATCGGTATTTAGTTGCACTTGCATTAAGACCAGTTTTAATTGATGTTAAAGCTCCCGTAGTGTCGTTTACTGAGTAAAGCACTGTTCCTTGCACAAATAGTGTTACTTTTGTTCCATCGGTCTTATATGCCCTGTGAAGCCCTAATACACCACCATCAGTTGCGTAATGCTCTTTAAAGTTAAGCGAGTAAGTAGTTGTAGTCCAAGTCGTGCCTGAATCACTTGATGTTAAAGCTGTAGTTTCGGCAGTTGTGCCACTCCAACTATATGAACCTGTGCCTGTTGCTTGAACGTAAATTACAATCCAATAATCAGTTGCAGACAATAGTGGTGCTTCAGCAAATCTAACTGTTAAGTATGAATAAGTAGTTATAATAGATGAAGCAGGTATTGATGAAGTAGCAAGTAATACGCCTGGTTTGCTAGAAATACTACTCCAAATTTCAACCATCACCGTTCCAGTCGCAGCAGCATCGTTTTTAAGATTAAGTTCTATTTTATTAAGTCGTTTTGCAACAGTTGAAGTAAATACTTGTGCCAATCTAGTAGTAGTATTAAAAGTTGCACTTGATGCACCAGTGGTCGAGACTATAGTGTCATCTTGGGTTGAACCCGCCGCCGAGGAATAAAAATCTACACCTTTACGAGTACCATATTCACCTAATGTGTTAATACGAGCATCTTGTGCTAATCTCCAAAGGTTAGAACCCCCATCTTTTACTGGGAACTTATCATTAGAAAGAAATGAGTTATAACCCATACTATAATCGTTGATTTCGTAGGTAGTTGTTCGGCTACCTACTGGTGGTACTATTTTAGAAGCTCTTCTGGCCCATACCATATCTGTTTATCCTCATTCTAGTTGGCGTTGCAACCTGTGATTGACTATATTTTACTACTAACTTTTGTAATAGTTCGTCATACTTATTTTGGAGGATAGCGGCTTGATCATAATTATCTTTAACTTGCATAACTCTGTAAGCAGCACCAACTACAAGTACTTCTTGAAACTCGCTAGGTAATTCAGGAACACCAGCATCAGCATCTAGTTCGGTAGGTTTTTTATAGTATCTTAAAGTAACTGTGTAAGTAGTAGTGGGAACAGGAAATACTTTAATCGTGTTCTCATAGATATACCAGCAAGTAGGAACTCCAGATGCAGTAGTGTCCATTATATCTTTTGCTTCAATATAATTCAGTTTTGTACCAGTACCTATATTAATAAGAATATCTAGTGCTTGGACATAGTTAGTGGGTAATCCTGCACCATTAGTGATGTCAGCAGTTCCAACCACCAAAGTGTAGTCCTGGGTATCTTCCATAAACCTAATTCGATATTCGTTATAAATATCATTTAGGGTATCGTTAATATAACTTTTTATTTCAGTGCTAGAGTAACCAGTATCCCTAATCCTCTGTTGCACACGTGTTACGATTGATCCAGTAGTGTAGCTCAATTTGGTTACTCCAAATGCCCGTGATATTTGTATTATACAGTAAAATAAGTAATTTATCTATACTTATTATGAATTGTAATCGTTTAATTTTGTCATATTTATCCTTTATATTAATAACCTATAACGCTACTACTTCATAATTTATTACTATGTAAGGTTGGAGGTTATTATGAGAGCCACCGCCACCAGTATTACCAGTTGCTAACGAACCACTAAATATGGCTGTGGTTGAAGTTACTCCTGTGCTTATGTTGTAGGTATTACCGAAACCGCTTATCGTGTGTGCGTGAGCTGGGATTTCAGGAGTAGTCAATAGATGGGTTTCTTCACCACCAGTAGCACCAAGTGCTGTAAATGTACCTGTTGCCGTCTTACCGACAGGAACTTTTTGTCTCATATCGGCTAGAGTAAAGGTAGTTGATGCACTTGAGGAGAAGTAGGCTGGGTGTGACCCTTGCAACGCCCACAACAAAGGATAGTCTGCCTTATTGTATGTACCACCAGCCATAAATAAATGGTTAGTCCCAGGAGTAGTACGTAATGACATAATAATATCACCAACTTGAGAACGTTGACTATTACTCCCCCAGTTAGTCCCATCACTCTGCATTATATTACCTGAAGTGCCAGGTGCTATATTTACTGAATTATATGTTGAAAATCCTTGTGGCGAACCGTGTACCGAATAAAATGAATTAGTGATTG